GGGTGACACACTTCAGGTTTTTGCATACCGTGAAGTAGCGACACTCGCATATGTTAAAGAAATTGTATTTGGCGCGGACGAATGGATTTCTCCGCCCGTCGTTTTGTTGATCGGGGAGAGATAGCATGGGCTATAAAATAACAATCAACTCTGGCAACGAAATCACCGACTTGTTCCGAGATGATGTTGGATACGCAACGCCGCCTGCCGATGCAATACCTGTAACTCAAGAGCAAGGCGAAATCCTCCGCAGAGGCTTCTCACAATACAAATACATCGGCGGTGAGCTGGTGCTGAATGTTAACAGCCTTCTGGACGCCGCTGTCAAGAAGGCTGTTGCCGAGACCTATGCCGATGTGGATGCAATCTACGCTGCGGCCATCGGCAATCGCGCGGCTGAATATGAGCAGGCTGAGCAGGCTGCTCAGACATATCAGGCGGCCGGGTATATCGGCACCGCTTCCGCTTACGTTTCCGACTATGCCGCCGCGGCCGGAATCACCGACCAGCAATCCGCAGACATCATCATCGCCCGCGCTGCCGGATTGCGTGCGGCGGTGCTGGCGATGCGTTCCACTCGCTTCACCGCGCAGGCCGCCATGCGCGCCGCCATGACGCAGGCTGATCTGGATGTTGCGGTGTCTGGGTGGAAAACCTTCATCGCCTCGATCCGGACTTCTCTGGGGTTGTGATGGTCAAGCTCGCCCTCTACAAAGGCAAAGGCAAGATCGGCAACGCCGTCACGCGCTGGTGGACGGGTTCGCAGTATTCGCACTGCGAGCTGGTGATCGGCGGCATGTGCTACTCGGCATCGCTGATGGATGGCGGGGTGCGCGCCAAGATGATCGACCTGACCAGCGGCAATTGGGATGTGATCGACCTGCCCTGGGCGGATGCCGGGCGCGTGTTGGATTTTTACAGCCGCACCTGCGGGCTGGCCTACGACTGGCTCGGCCTGTTTCGCGCCCAGTTGTTCAACCGTGGCAGGGCGGACGGCAGCAAGTATTTCTGTTCGGAGTGGTGCGCGGCGGCGATGGGGTTGCCGATGGCGGAGAGTTATTCTCCTCGGGCGCTGGGTGAGTTGGGGGTGTTTTTGATGAAAGGGGAGCATGGTGGCTGAGCCGCATTCAACAGTATTGGTGGGCGCGCTCACCGGAGCGGGGGTAAGCAGCTTCACTATCCTGCTTGGCGCGCAGGTGGACGCGCTGGCCGTTGGGTTGATCGCGGCCATCCTGGCATCGATCTGGCTGGAGACCATCGACAATAAAGCCAAGGCCGCCTCGGCGGTGTTGCTGTCATCTCTGCTGGCCGGCTACGGTTCGCCGGTGGCGGCGCAGTGGGTGATATCAAGCGTGGATGGGGTCTCCGGTTCCGATTCGCTGCGCCTGCTGCTGGCCGCCGTGATCGGCCTTTCCTGTCCGAGACTGGTGCCGATGGTGATGCGGCTGATGGGCAGCAAGGTGGGAGGTTGAGCATGAGCGCGAATATCTTGCTGGTGCTGGTGATGCTTCTTGGCACGGGGGTCGTGCTGGGCCGCTGTATCGAACTTTCTGCACTGCTGAGCCGCAAGGCATGGATGGGGCATCCGTTCCAGTTCGTCGGCTTCTCCGTCTCCGTCGCCCTCACGGCCGGCGGCGCGGTCGGGGTGTTGTTCTTTTGGGGGTATGGGCAGGTGCTGCTGCTGGTCGGCATTGCTGGGTGGTTCTATTTTAATCGGAGGATGTGATGAGTGCATTGATATCGTTTTTGGGAGGCTCGGCATTCCGCATGATCTGGGGTGAGGTGTCAGCGTACTTCACCCGCAAACAGGAGCAAGCGCAGGAGATCGAGCGTATGCGGCTGCAGGGAGAGCTGGATGCGGCGGCACATGCCAGGAATATCGAATCCATCAAGGTGCAGGCAGAGCTTGGCGTCAAAACCATCCAGGTGCAGGCTGATGCTGATCTCGCGCGGCTTGATGTTGGCGCCTGGGCGCAGGCGGTGGCGGACGTCGGCAGAAGCACCGGCATCAAGTTCCTGGACATCTGGAACGGATCGGTGCGCCCGTTGCTGGCCACCATCGCCATCGGCGTGGTGTTGTTTGAGATCATCCGCAACGGTTTCGTGCTGTCGGACTGGAACCGCGAGCTGGTTGGGGCCATCCTCGGAATCTACGTTGCCGATCGCAGCCTGGGTAAGCGCGGTAAATGAACATCGCGCTGGCCATAGAGGTCGCTGCCGCACTGGCGAGACGCTGGGAGGGGTGCTACCTCACCCCATACCTGTGCCCAGCAGGCGTGCCGACGATTGGCTACGGCGCGACGTATTACGAGACCGGGTACAGCGTCACCCTGCACGACGCGCCGATCAGCAAAGAGCGGGCAGAGCAGCTGCTGCTCTGGATGGTGCGCACGAAATACCTACCCGCCGTCATCGCACTGTGCCCCGGCATCGACGACCCCAACCGCCTGGCCGCCATCATCGACTTCACCTTCAACCTCGGCAGCGGCAACCTGCGCATCAGCACGCTGCGGAAGCGCATCAACGCCGGACGTTGGGAGGATGTGCTGTTTGAGCTGATGAAGTGGAACAAGGCGGGAGGGAAGGTGCTGCGCGGGCTTACACTGCGGAGACAGGCAGAGGCGGTGTTGTGCTGATCCGTGGTAGAATTTCGCTGTGGTGATTTTTGTGCCGCGCCTGCCTATAAATTGCACGTTCTGGCGCGTCTTTTCACCACATTAATCTGGGTGATGTATTTGATTCTATGCCGCTTTCTTTCGCGGTTTTAGGATTGTGATTCCAGTTGTCGACGGTTCGAGCCCGTTCAGCCACCCCATCTTAGTAGCCTCTCCGCGATAGTCCTCACTAACATCATCCACGCTGTGGGTGGAATCGTGAGGACGTGTGGGTGATATCGTGAGGGATGCGTTCTCGGCGTAGCCTGCCACGTAGCCCGGCGCCAGATGCGCGTAGCGCAGCACCATGGTCATATCTGCCCATCCTCCCAGTTGTCTCAATACTTCCAGCGGCGTGCCGCCCATGACGTGCCAGCTTGCCCAGGTATGGCGCAGGTCGTGGAAGGTGAAGCCGTCTGCTATTCCGGCGCGGTCCAGCGCTTCAACCCATGCTTTGGTGGTGGTGCGCTCTACCGGCTTTTTGCGGTAGGTGAAGACATAGCGCGCGTCTCGGCAGGGGGTGCCTTTCTTGTCTTTCTGGTTGAATCTCTCCTGCAGCACGGCTATGGCGTCGGCGTTGAGCGGGACGGAGATCGGTTTTCCTGCCTTGGCTTCATCCGGCCATATCCATGCGACGTTGCGGTCGGTGTCGATGTTGTTCCAGGTGAGGCCGGTGATGTTGGCGCGGCGCAGGCCTGTGGCGAGTGCGAAGCGGGTCATGGCGGCCAGATGTTCGGGGAGTTCGGCGATGATCGCCTTGGCCTCGCTGCGGGTGATCCAGCGGAAGCGGTCTTTCGGCTCGGGCAGGTAGGGGATCTTCGGCACGGCCGCGAGCTTGCCCTTGGCATGGGAGTAGTTGAGCACGGCGGAGATGATGGCCATGAATCGATTGGCGGTGGCCGGCGCGCGGGTAGTCAGCAGTTCCTTGCGAATCTCGAGCATGGATTCTGTGGTGATATTCGTGAGGGGCTGGCCGGTGAGCTTGTCGGTAAGTAGGATGAGGCGGACGCGGTCGGTCTCGAAGCTGGCCTTGTGCATTGCGTGTTCGTCCACCCATTCGAGGGCGGCTTCGTCCCAGGTGGCTACGCGCACGTCTCCAAGTTTTTCTTCGCGCCAAATTTCAGCACGGCGGCGGTCGTGGTATTCCTGGGCGGCTTGGCGATCGGGCGTGCCAGTCGATTCCCTAATTCTTTGGCCGCGGATCTGCCACTCGCACCAATAGTTTGCACCGCGCTTGTAGAGCGACATTGTGGTTCTCCCTGATTTTTATCGCGGTATTGTGCGCGCAGCCATTCGGCAAGGTCAACGTCAATAAAAACCCAGCATTTCCCCGGCTTCGCCCCGGGCACCTCTCCGGCGCGCGCCTTGGCTTCGAGCGTGTGCGGGTGCAGGCGCAGGAATTGGGCGGCTTCGGCGAGGTCGAGGGTGCGCATGGTTATGCCATATCCCCAAATAATTCCCTTTGTTTTGGTGCGATCAGGCGGGCGCGGAGGTTGCTGGTTGCTGGCGGCCGTCCGGTCATTCCTTCAATTGGGAATGGCCAGTGCACCCAGCAGACGATCTTGGTGCCTTTCGAATTGGTATAGCAGCGGCAGATGCCGTCTGTTTTGTAGTGATTCGGCGAATTAGCCATGCGGCCTCCTGTATGTCTTTGCCAGATTGCCGCTGATGCAGTGCCCGCGATACCGCATCACGTTCGACAGCTGCACGCGCTGGTGATGGCTGTGCGGGGCCTGCCGGAACAAACCGTAGTAGCTGTTGGCGGTCTCAAAAAGTTTGGCGGCATCGATGTCGCGCACGCGGTTTATCGCGGCTTTAACGGTGCGCTTGCGGGTGACGCGGTGCCACGGTTTGATGACTTGGCCAACGAAGTCCACGCCGCGCTCTACCGGCTGCAGGATGGTCTTTGCCGGGTTGAGGCGAAGTCCAAGGTGTTCCGGCAGCCATGCTTTTATGTCGGCGTGGGCTTGGTTGAGCCATTGTGGCGATCGGTGCAGCAGCACCATATCGTCCACGTAGCGGATGTAATGCTTGCAGCGCAGTCCGTGCTTGATGTGCTGGTCAAGCGCGTCCAGCAGGACGTTGGCGAAGAACTGGCTGCTCAGATTGCCGATGGGCAGGCCGAGGTGCGTGGGCTGGCCGGTTAGGCGCTTGTGCGGCGGCACGCGGTCGAGCAGCACAGCGTTGCCGCGATACTCGAAGTCTTGGCGTGGATCGTGGAACAGCACTTGTTCGGCCAGTTGCAGCCACCAGCCATTCACGCGCTTGGCCAGCATCTCGCGCACGATACGCTTGTCGATGCTGACGAAGAAGTTGGCCAAATCGAGCTTGAGGTAATGCGCCGGGCGGCTCCAGTTCTGGGTGATGCTGCGGATCTTCGCTTCCAGCCGCTGGGCGCCGTACAGGGTGCCGCGCCCAGGGATACAGGCGCAGCTGTCGGCGATGAATCCTGCATAGAAGCGGGGCGAGATACGGTTGTAGAGCAGGTGGTGCACGATGCGGTCGCGGAACTCTGCGGCCCATACTTCGCGCGGCTTGGGTCGGGTGATGACGAAGCAGATGCTCTTTCCGGGGAGATACGTGCCGCTGCGCAGCTCATCTGCGAGCTGGCATAGGTTGGCCTCAAGGTTCATCTCGAACGCGATGGCGCTCGGTTTGTTGCGTTTGGTGCGGCGGCAATCGAGGTATGCCTGCACCAGTTCTTCCGTTGAAAAGTCAGCATGGTGGTTGTCGGTTTGTTCTGCGGACGGCGCGAGCACGGAACTGGTTGTTCGTGTTGTTGTTGTTCTGGTTGCCGTTGTTGAAATTCTGGTTCCAAGCGAAACGCGTCCTGTCGTGCTATCCACGTCGCCCTGCCGATCACTCAGCAAGGAAACTGCGCCAGACCGGGTATGGGTATCTAGCCCATCGGTATCTGTGGTGCGCATGTCGGTGGCCGGATTTCCAGTCCGTTTGGCCAGCGGCACAACCAGATCAAGATGTCGCACAGTCGTCATGACCTTGATCCTGACGAAGCGGGCGATGTTGCGGAACGACGCCATCCATTGGCCTGCTTGCCGATGCTGTTGGTGAGCTCGATGGCCTTGGCATACTGGCCGGTAGAGATCAGGCGCTTGTCGCGAGACAAGCGCAGCAGCAGCTCGGCTACTTGTTGGCGCTCGACCAGCTCGGTGAGGTGCGACCCCTTATCCAGCGCCACATTGGCACGGAAGATGAGCACGCTGATCTCTACCGCCTCGTCACGCAGCTTGCCGCCGATGCTTTGCTTGAAGTCGCGCGGCATGTTGCGGGCAAGGTCGGTGACGACATCGAGGAAGTCGTAGGCCACTTTGTAGATCGGCAGGTTGGTATGGATTCCCATGCTGATAAAACCAAATAATTAAATGACTAAATCACTCAATAACGATTCTGCGGACGGCGCGAGCACGGACCTGGCTGAACGTGTTGGTGCCGTACTGGAAGCCGCGGTCGAAATGCTGGTACCAAGCGAAACGCGTATCGGAGTGCTTCTCGCCAGACCAGTACCAGCGCTCGTCGAACTGCTCCTTGAGGTTGGCGAACAACAAGGATTGCTCGCGGCGAGTCGGTAGGACTCCGCTTGACTTTTTGGCAAATTCCTGCGCTTGCTGGAAGGTGACATCGTTCGCCTGGCCGGCGATCAGGATCAGGTGGTGGTCTGGCTCTCCGTCTTTGCCGAGCAGGATCCCGGCGTACATCTCGCCCGGCTTGAGGATAGATGCGAGAAAAGCATTTTTCGCGGATATGGTTTGTTTCATCGTGATCTCCTAATAACTGAATGGATGAATGATTAAATGGCTACTCTGCGGACGGCGCGAGCACGGAACTGGTTGTTCGTGCTGATGCTGCCCTGGTAGCCGTAGTGGAACACCTGGCGCCAAGCGAAACGCGTATCATCGTGTTTGGTGTTGCTCCAGTACCAGTATTCCTGGAAGCGGTCTTTCAGATGGGCGTAGAGCATGGATTGCTCGACGCGATCCGGCAGGTCGCCGCCAATGGACTTCGCCCAGTCCATCTGTGTCTGCCAGTCGGCATCGTCGTTGTCGCCATCGATCAGGATGACGTGATGGCCGGTTCCGTCAGGTTTGACGATGGCTCCGGCATAGATCTCGCCTTCCTTGAGCTCGGGGATGGTGAATTTGTTGGGTTCGGTGATGGCGTTCATGGTGTCTCCTTGGGTTGGTAGTTAATCGCAGGTGTGATTTGTGATGCCTGGTGCAGCTGGAAGCTTTTTGAACGGAGGGATGAAGCCTGTGCCGTTGCCGCCGATCACGCGCAGCGCATCGACTTCTACCTTGGCGCTGTTGATGATGGTCTGCGCGACCTCGTTGATTGCCTTGGCGCGATCTAGATCCATCGGGTTGGCCTTGTCGCTCAGCGCCTTCAGTGTGTCGAAAAGGGCTGTTCTGACTGCGGTGATGTCATTCTCAGGCTGCGGTAGTGTCGCTTCGCTCATGCTTTAGTCTCCTGTTGATCTTGCGTTGTACGGCGCCGCGCAGCTGGATGAGCGTGGCGATCTCTTTCGGGTAGCGGTGGTATGTATTGCGCTTCATGTTCTCGCCGCGACTGATGAGCTCCACTTTGTCTAGGGTGATCTCTTCCTCGTTGGCGGTGCACATCCCAGGCTTGAATACGACGATATGACCGGCTGGAACATCGCCATGCGCCTCGATCCACACTAGTCTGTGCGAGGCCACCCAGCGGCGCGCCGGCACTGGATGCGTCATCGATGTCTTGCGCTCGAGATAGCCATCCTTGTTGATGCGCAGTGAGCCGAGCGGAAGTTCAGTGTTGTGCTTGTGGCCTTTTTTGAACTGCGTCTCTTTGCAGCGGCCGCCGGGCTGGTAGCTCGTCCCCTTGTTCCAGGATTGCTGACCTTTGACGAATCTGGTGCCGATGCCTTGGCGCCCGTTCGTGCGGCCGGATGCCGGGGTTGCCAGAAAGGCAGCGGATTTTTTAAGACCGAGATTCTTGGCCTTACTGTAGATGGATTTCTCGTCGCGCCCGATGATCTGTACCAGATCGGCAGTGCGCTTGTCTGGATAGTATTGACGCAGCAGCTCAATCTGCTGCTCTGTCCAATACGTGCGTAGAGGCAGGATATTTCGGCTCTTGGTCATTTGGCAGGCGTCCAGATAAAGTCCGGCGCATTGCAGTATCCAATGACATCGCCCATGGCGGCATCGATGATCCGCCACTTGTATCCCTTACCCATGACCGAGGCGATTATTGCCACCTGATTCTCGATGTCCATTAGCTGCACAGAAGTGCCGCGCAGGACATTGCGCCATGCACCAGAATCGTTGACTTGAAGGGTAAATTTGGCATCCATATCATTTGCTCCGCTTGAGTATTGTTGCCAGCCTCGGATGCGCCCACATCGATGCGGTGATACCGAACGGCCCGCCGAGCAGGAAGGCGGCGATCTCTGTCCAGCTTGCGTTCGGGGCGAGTTTGAATAGGATCATCTGGCCGGCGCCGATGACGAAGCTGGTGATGGCTGCGGCGATGTAGTGGCCGTTATTAACATTCAGCGATTGCGCGCCAAGGGCGAATACCAGGACGAAGGTGCTGGCGAAGAGGGTGATTTCGGTCATGCTGCCAGCCTTTCTTCCGCCCGCTGCTCGGCTTCGAGCTGCTTGATGGATTGGTAAACGGTGGTGACGTCGAGCAGGGCGAGGGCTTCTTCGGCCTTTTGCGCGCCGGCGCGGACGGCGGCGATCTCGGTGACGCGCAGGGCCCAGACGCCGCTGGTGTCGCCGCGTTTGCTGCAGTCGTTCATGGCGCGCATGGCGCCTTCGATGGCGACGAGGATGGTTTTGTCCTTGGGCGGTTTAAGGTCGAGCGCACCGTAGATGGTATTGAAGCAGGTGCCGATCTTGTCGAACTCGACGGTGGTGAAGTAGCCGAGCTGGGCTTTCATCAGCGAGAAGTGCAGCTCCTGGGCGAACTGGTCGATCAGGCCGCGCGTGATGGGGATGCGCAGCGGGCGGATGGTGCGGCGTGTAGATTTCCGGCTCATGCTGTTTGCCTTGTCTCACGAACTACCGGCATTCCCAGCGCGCGCCATAGCCGCATGCAAGCGGTATTCATCTGCTTGGTGCGCTCGTCGATGGTGGCTTGGCAGTTTTTAGGCGACTTTTCTTTTTTAGGCTTTGGCGCTTTGGCGCGGCTGTAGTGGATGATGGTCTGGTAGTCTTTTTTGTGCTGATCGACGCGGTCTACAACGCCGGTGCGAGATAGCGATGACATGGCATAGGGAAGGTGCGCCTCGGTGTAGCCGTTGGCCTTTGCGATGTTGATCAGGTCGGTCATGAAGAATACGCGGTCGAACGGCAGCGTCTCTCATAAGC